CTACAACGGTGATTTACTACAGCATATCTGTTCCAACCCTTCGGGACACAATTTGACGGTGTACATAAACTCCATTGTGAACTCCCTTTTATTCAGATGTGCATATTTCGATTTAAAAGGAATCAATACCATGTTGTCTTTCAGAGAAGTGTGCGCTATGTTAACGTACGGTGATGACGTCAAGGGTTCCGTCCATCCCGATCACGACGACTTCAATTTTCTATATGTTGCTGAATATTTCGCACGCCATGACATGGTGTTTACACCCCCGGATAAGAAAACTGTGGGAATCACACCCTATATGAACGACAGGGATGCTGATTTTCTTAAACGGAAAAACGTGTGGCATGACGATTTGGAACGTTGGATGGGTGCTTTGGATATCGATTCCATTTATAAGCCCCTACACAGCGTTTTAAAACCGACTGTCCACAATATGGATTACTTGTGTGCCACGAATCTCGATGGTGCCAAACGAGAATTGTTCAACCATGGACGTCAAGTATTCCAAGATTTAAGCCCCAAGCTCGACCAGATTGCTACATTGCATGGTCTTACAGGCATGTGCCAGCTTCACGGCACTACCTATGATGCACTGCTTTGTGCTTGGAAAGATCGATATCTATCACAACCCACAGAACAGTCCGGAGACGACTTAAAAAGCCTTCCTCCGCGCGCCTAGCTGTGCGCGCGTCATGTTAAAACCGCTACTATGCGTATGGATACCGTGTTCTCCCACCTCGGTGGTATTGGGAGACCATAGGCTTCGCATATTGTGCACTACCCTCGTGTAGTACCTCTATTTAGGGGAGATCCTCGCTAGATCATGTTCCACCCGATCCGTTGCAGATTGAGCCTCACGCAGCGTAAGAGCGTTAAAAATACAGACTTGCTAATCAAATAAATATTAAAATAAATGAAGAAAGTGACTTTACGTCACAACAAATTGTAAATTTCGCCGATCAAAACACCGGATATAGTTATGAAGTTCCCGCAACACCAGATCCTACTTTTACTGTTGCTGAAGTCGGGGATGACACTTTAGCTGGATTCTTTTCAC